GCTCGAAGCAGCCGGGAAGACGGAGAACGAGGCGCTCCTCGAGGCCAGGCGGCTGGCAGAGGAGGGGGCCGCGGAGGCGCAGCGGCTGCGGAGCGAAATCAAGGCGCGAGACGTGCGCGACGCAGCGTTCAAGGCGCTCTCAGACGTCCCTGAGGAACGTCGCGCGGTGGCGCTCAAGGCACTGTCACTCGACGGCGTCGACGTCGATGAGGCGGGCACGGTGGTAGGGCTCCAGGCTCAAGTAGAGGCGCTCAAGACGTCAAACGCCTGGCTCTGGGAGCCCGCGAAGCGCACACCGGGTAACGGCGGGCCACCCGCGGGCGCAGACCCGGCCGCAAAGCCGCCCCAGCCGAAGGCCGAGCAGCCAGGGGATCTGGGCGCGAGATTGGCTCGACGCCATATCAACCGACGGCGGGCCCAGCGAGGCCTGCCCGCGTTGGAGGGTTAGCACGATGGCGGGATCCTACGATACGTACGAGGTGGCGAAGCGGTCCGCATGGCGCAAGTACGCAGCCAATGCAGGGGATCTGGTCCCGGCGCGGCACAAGGCCGATTCCGGTGAGACGGGTGCCGAGCCGTTCGGCCTTGTGCTCTCTGGCACGATCGTGACATACGAGAACGGCGGCGATATCGGCGTGCGTCCGCTGGCACTACAGACGCTCGAGGATGCGATCGTCAGCGGGAACGCGGGCAACGTCGCCGACGCGCGCTGCTTCTACCCCGCCGACCGGATCGACATCGTGGCCGGCGCGGACACGTACGATGAGATCGCGTTCATCGCTGGCAGCTCGGCCGATGAGATCACGGCGACCGCGAAGGCCCCGGGGGATTCGCGGTTGCGGGTAGATCTCAAGGACCCGGGCGGAGCAAGCCAGCCGCTCTCCGTCGAGGTCGTCGACGACGGGACGACGATCGACGTGACGGTCTCGCTCGAGACCGACGGTGGCAGCGCCATCGTGTCAACCGTGGCGGAAGTGATCGCCGCGCTCAACACTGGCGATGCGGCAGCCTGGTTGTTCGCCGAGCTTTCTGCGGGTACTGGCACCGAGACGGCGATCGACACCGGCCCGCATGCGCTCGTCGGTGGCGCGTTGGCCGGCGACGAGTTGGTCTCCAACCGCAACGTGACCGACGTCGACAAGACGAGCGACCCGAACGTGGTCACGTTCGACGGCGCCGCCGTCGACGTGCCGGCCGGCGCTGTGATTCGCGGCGTGAACGTGGATCCAGTCGCGATCGCTGGAATTCTCGAGGACCAGATCGACACGATTCGACGGCGCGCAGGGGAGAACGTGGCGCGTGACGCGCGCGTGACCCTTGCCATCGCGGGCCACATCAGGACCTCACTGATCGTGGGATGGGACGATTCTCTCGTGCCGTACCTCGCGGGCGGCGAGGTATCCTCCGGAGTGCTCGGCCAGGGAACCTGTGTGTCCCTCGCCGGGTTCGTGTTCCATCCCTAGCCATCCCTAGGAGGAAAGCCAATGACATTCGCGATCTCCGCGCTGAGGCGCGAGAACCTCATGGCGATGGCGACCCAGCTGATCGTCAACCAACAGGGGAACCGCTACCCGCTAGAGCGCTATTTCATGCGAGAGATGGTCGACGGCGACACCATCCGTGTACCGGTCCGCAAGCTGCCGCACACCGTCGGCGAAATGACCAGCGCCGACGGCCCGGCGCATCTCATCCGCGAGGGGACCCTCGAGTATGTCGAGGTGACCCCGGTTTACAGCCGGCCCATGAAGCACTGGAAGAGCGGCGACTTGTCGCTTTTCGCCATGTGGGACGAGGTCACGGAGACAAGCGGTGCTCCGTCCGAGACACTCGAGGCGAAGATCGCCAAGAAGCTCGCCATGGGGCTCGCCGAACTCCTTGCCGAAATGCGTCCGACCATGCACGACATGTACGCCGGAGCGCTGCTCGGCGAGTTCACGTACCAGATCGGCCCGGTCGAGGTGACGGTCAACTACAACCACCCGACGCTCGATCCGCCTGCCGTGGTCTGGACCGACCTCAACAACGCGAACATCCCAGTCGACCTCGGCACGTGGAAACAGCAGTTCCTCGACCAATCAGATGGGCAGCCCATGACCCATGCGTTCTACAACTCGAGAGCATGGGCCGACTACTTCTTGCCGAACGCGAAGTTCCAGAACGTGATCCTGGCGAACGACGAGCTTGCTCGACAGTTCGGCGTCGAGGGCTCGGTACCCGGTGTGATCACGGACAACGAAGGGACGTTCAAGGACCCCTTCGCCAACCTGATCTGGACGGCGATCAGCGGCCCGCACGTCAAGAACGGCGTCTCGGAAGACCGCTGGCCGGTCGAGAAGATCGCCTTCGCGGCCATCGACACCGACGACGAGGTCGACCTCCTCGTCCACGCCATGGTGCAGGACGAGTACAACCCCATGGCCGACCGGAATTTCGAGACCTTCAAGGAGAACGAGCCGAAGCAGACCTACACGAGGGGCGCAGACAACGGAGCGGCGATCGTGACGGTCCCGGGCCGAGTGCAGATCGCCGACGTCGAGTCGACCTAGGAGGCGTTGAGTGGCGAAGAAGAAAGAAGAACAAGCGCCGCCGTCGACTGAGGACGTCTTGCAGGCGATCATGAATCGCCTCGACCGGATCGAGGCGCGCCTCGACGCGGCCGATCGCGGGCGCGCCGAGGAGCTGGCAGAGATCTTTCCGGCCGGCTCGCAAGCCCGCACGCAGGGGCGGAAGCCGTTCATCAGCGAGACGTATCGGCGCGTAGGAAGGTGATCGTGTGGCGCTGTCGTTGTCGCTGTCGGACCTCGAGGAGCAGCTCGAAGCAATTCGTGCAAAGCGGCTAGAGCTGCTCGGCGCGCCGCTGAAACATGCGACGGGCAGGTCGAGTTACGACAACAGCGACAACATCGCAGCGCTTGATCGCCAAGAGCAGCGCTTGATCAACTGCATCCGCGCCAAGAAACGCGCACTGGGGCTCATTCGGCCAGCTGCCCGAGAGGTGTACTAGTGCCCCTCGATGCCTCCGCTACAGCCGCGCAGCACCTCGCCGGGTTTGACTACTTGGTCGGCGACGAGCCGCGCCAGATCGAGCAGTGGGACGCCGAAGCCAAGGTCGTCACAGGCGACCCTATCGACGTGCTCTGGGAGGAACGCACACGCGACGTCGAGGCGACGCCGGGCGGGCTGTACTCGGACGAGGAGCTCGTCCTGTTCACGGTCGAGTCACTCGCAGAGGGCTTGACCTACTTGTGGGACGGGGCCGTCTACACGGCCGAGGAGGTTGAGCCGGCTACGGTCGGGACATTCGGGATCCAGTCGCGGGCCATCCTCCGCAGGGAGGCCGAGTAGTGGTCCAGCAGACCTTCACTCCCGACGCGATCGGCCGCGAGCTCATCGAGACAGACAAGCGGATCCGCGCCGCGGTCGTCCGCGGGCTTCGGCTCGCTGCCCGTATGGGCGAGGCCGCGGTGAAGCGCGAGATCGCCGGCAACGAGCCGTATCCGGTGGTCGACACCGCCGAGCTGTTGCGCAGCGTCCGGACCGTGCGGCTACCGGACGGCTCCGAGCTGGTCGTAGAGGCTCCACACGCAGTCTATCAGGAGTACGGCACGGGCCCCTACGCTGGCAAGCCGCCGCACACGCCGCCGTTCGAGGTGATCGAGGCTTGGGCGATCAGAAAGCAGCGCGGAATGCGTCAGCGCAAGGGGAGCTCGCGGAGGACCAAGGCAGGTCAAGGCGAGCCTCAGACCCGGCGACGGGGCCGCGACGTGTCCGCCGCCGGAGACTCCAGGGTACGGCGCGACCGACGCCAGACCAAGGGCTCGCGCGCCGTCGCGAAGGGCAGCCGGCGCTCCGCAGCGCGGGCAACCAAGTCGATGGCCGGCGCAGTCTGGCAGCAGATCCGGCGCTTTGGGGTGAAGCCGAAGCGCTTCTATCGACGGGCGTCCGAGCAGTTCCCGGACCATGTACAGAAGCAGGTCAACGCGCAGGTGGCCAAGGTCAGGGAGTAGCGGTGGCGTCCGTCGACGACAGCTTGGAGAAGACGGCCGAGGAGGCAATCCGGACCTACTTCGAGGGGCTCGGGCTCGTACCGGCCCCGACGACCATTCAGACGGACCAACCCGCGCGGCCGGCCAAGCGCACGTTGCCAACGCTCGAGGTCAACTGGGGCGTCGAGTCGTGGCGACGGGCGCAGCGTGAGCAGGTAGGCGCCATTGGCGACCGCGGAATCTGGTCGATGGGCGAACTCGAGTACAACGTCGATATCGCTTGGCGCGCTGGCAGCCGTGACGACGCCGAAGCCTTCCGACGACACTTTCGCAACCGCTTCCTTCTGTCGACGGTGGACCAGGAAACGGAGGCGACGTCGGTCGATCTACCCGCGCGCTTCTTCGATGAAGTCGACGACGGAATTACGCTCTACCTGCAGAATGAAGGGCACTTCGTCGACGCGAAACCACGCGACACCGCGACCACCGACTATTGGGTGCTGGCTTACCCCGGGCTCGTGACGATGCCGTTGCTGGTGCTCGAGGACGAGCCCGGCACTGGGGAAATGGACATCCTCATTGTCGGCGGACAAGCTGACATTGACCCGTTCCCAGTGGAGGGCGCGATCCCCTAGGGAGGTGAGACATGCCGCTGATCAGATTCTTTGGAACCAACCCGGGCGAGGAGATCCTCGTTGCCGTCACGTCGATCAACATTGTCGAGCAGCTCCAGGCGGCGGTTCGGTTCGCGGCGGGGCGGGGGACCATTGGCATGGTCGGGGCCGTGGTCAACGACCGCGGCGTGCCGAACGTGCCGTACCTGCTCTCGTCGATGCGCGAGCTCCAGTCGCGCTATGGAGGCTTCCGCGGTTGGCTTGGCGACGCCGTACCAGCCGGAGTCGAAGGCACGCTCGACGCCAACCACTATGAAGACCGCGGCAAGAACTCCGGGTACCTGGGCAACCTCTATGCAATGACACGCGGGCTCGACGCCCCTGTGGTCGTGCTCCAGGTTCCCGATTTGGCGATCAAGGACGCGTCGATCAGTCCCGGGCCGGCGGTCGACGTCGAGGTCGTCGTCACACGCGCCGCCGCGACATATGGCGCCTACACACTCCCGGCCGGGACCCGGATCACCGACGGCGTGGCGGTCACCCCCTACGTCGTGGCCACGCTCGAGGACGTCACGTGGGGCGAGACGGAGACCGGCGACAAGTCGGTTCGTGTGCGGCAGGTGTCGCCGATCGCGAACTCTCCGGTCGCGATCAATACGGTCGACACGTTCGTCGACACTCCCGCCGACACGGCGGTTTTGGTTGCGACGACGGCGGTCACGGTGCCGGACTCGATCGACGAGGCAGAGCTGGCATTGCGCTACGCGCAAGCGCTCTCCAAGCTCACGGACAACGCACCCGGCCGGCAGGTCGAACTGGTCGTCACTGACCGGACAGAAGCAGTGATCGGCGACTCCGTCGGCAACGCCTGTTTGACTGCATCCGCGAAGGGGCTCTTCCGGCTTGGCTCTATCGCTCCGCCGCTCGGCACAGAGGCAGACAAAGCGCGCGGGGACGTATCCTCTCCAGATGAAGTGACACGAACGACACTGCAACGCAACTATGTCTCCTACTGTCACCCGGGCATCCAACGCCAGTTCCTCGAAGATCCCCAGCTCAATCCAGAAGACAACTACGCGGTCACGGTGCCAAGTCATGTCGCCTGGGCTTTCTTGGCCGCCCAGCGGAAGCCCGAGGAGAACCCGGCGCGTCCACACCCCATGCTGACCGAGCACAAAATCATCGGAATCGAGTCGCTCGACGCGGGCGAGCCGGACCTGCAGGCACACGAGCAGGCGGGAATCACGCAGCCCATCATCGAGAAGGGCTACCAGTCTGCAACGCAGGAGGCGACCTACCACGCCTCGCCCATGGCGTCGGGTGGGGGGCAAGGGGCTACCTACTTCGCGACGCGGAGAATGGCCTTCCACTTGTATGGACGGTACATCGCACTGTCGCTCCCGTATCACAAGGCGCTCGCCACGTTGTCGAACCGCAACGACTTACTCTCCTCGATCGATGCGTTCCATCTGCGCTACATCACACAGGAGCGGATCGCGGCCGCGGCGCCGACACAGGGTGACTGGGAGCCCACAACAAGACAGTTCACGGTCACCACAGCCGTGAACGAGATCGGCAACATGGACGTGATCACGTTCAAGGTGGCGTTCGGACCGTCCGCCATCGAGGACGCCGGACTCTAAGGAGCAGATCCCATGGGCATTCCCAAGTTTCTCCGCGGGCAAGACATCGCGCTCGCAGTCCGGGTCAATGGCGACCCGCTGCCATCGGTCTCGGTCAACTCCGGCACGCTCACCTGGGGCTTGCAGGTCGAGGAGGTCAACGAGGCAGGCAAGGCTACGCCGACCGTCGACGGCTTCAATGGACCGGTGAGCCTGGCGCTCGATATTAATCCGTCTCCGGAGCTCATTGACCTCATGCTGCTCCAGCGGCGCAAAAACGCGGGTGAGATCGAGCTCGACATCGACGCCGAGTTCACGCTCGACTTCGCGCGCATCGGCTCGCAGGGTATCCGGCGGATGGTCATGCCCGACTGCGAACTCTCGGAGGCGACGACTCCGCTCACTGGTGGCACCGAGCGCGTGACATCGCCCTTCACCCTGACGAGTAGCCAGCTCACCGACCGATAGGAGGCCGCATGCCTACGATTCACAAACTGGTCATGCCCTTGAAGGGCAAGCCCGTGCTCGAGTTTCAGGAGCTCACGATCTACGAACTCGAGCACACGCTGCGCGAGGCCACTCGCGAGGACGGGATGAACCCCGTCCTCGTGAACTACAAGGCGCAGGCGAGCCAGCGCTTGCTCGCGATCCGGGCCTACAACGGTAAGCGGGTCAACGATAACGGCGGCAAGGTCAGTGGCGCCGATCTCATCGCGGACATGAGTGTCAAGGCTCTCCAACTGTATCAGGCCGCGATGGACCGTGTGCACGACCCGACGGAGGCGGAGACGTCGGCTTTTTTCGAGAGCCTCGAGAGCCAGGAGGTGCCGTAGCCGAGGAGGAGGAGCAGGCAACCGGGTACACGGCCTACCGCCGGCTGTGGACGCAGATCGGCACCGTCGAGCGGTACCTTCACCAGCCGTGGTCAACGGTGCGAGAGATGACGATCAGGGAGTTCAAGCTGCACCTATATACCGCCTGTTACTGGGCGGACAAGGAGGAAGAGGCAGCGGAGGAAGCGCGCAGTGGTTGATATCGTCAAGAAGGTCAAGACCAAGTACACGATCGACGACCAACAAGCTGTCGCGCGCGCCAAAGCTCTCCGAAAGCAACTCGACCTCGTCGGCCGGGCGTCGCGGAAGATCACCGGCAAGCTCGGCGGAATGTTCCGGGCGATCGCGCAGCCGCTCGGGTTGCTCGGCGGTGCAGGTGTCCTTGGGCTAACCAAAGGCCTTGTTGACATCGGACGCGCGGCGCAAGACGCTGAGCTACAGCTCACAGGTCTGCTGCAGGGAGTCTCTCGGTCGAGCAATCTCCCGTTGCAAGGCTTCGCCGCAGCACGGTCGACAGCCGCTGATCTTCGGCAGGAGTTCATCAAGCTCGCCCGCGACAGCCCAATCGCGGCCAAGGACGTGCGCGAAGCATTCGAGGTTGGAATTTTCCCGCTCACGCGGGCCGGTTTGAGCTTGCGGAAGCAAGCCGAGTTCGCCCGCGGGATCGCGATCGCGGACCTCTCGAACGTGGTCAAGGGCACGGCTGCGGCCGACGTGCGACAGCTGTTCCAGGGGATCAGCAACCCGCGCATGATCCAAACGGGATTGCTCAAGCCGATCGCCAAGGAGGTTGCCGGCCTCGCGAAGAAAGGCCGCATGGCGGAGGCGGCCAAAGCCATCATGGATCAGCTTCGACCCGATCCGGAGTTGCTCAAGGCCTACAGCTCTAGCGCCTCCGGCATGATCGCCACCTTGGGCGACCAAGTGAAGCAGCTGGGTGAGACCGCCGCCAAGCCGCTCCTCGAGTTTTTGGTCAAGAAGACCAAGGAGTGGAGTAAGTGGCTCGACAAGAACAAGGACCGTGTCAAAGAGATCGCCAAGAACGTCGGCCGGGCGTTGGTCAAGGGGATCAAGGCTGTAATCAAGGCCGTCAAGTTCTTGGCGGAGAACTGGAAAACCATTCTCACGATTGTCAAGGTGCTGGTCGGCGTGTGGATCCTGGGCAAGATGGTCTCGGCGATCACGGCTGTCGTACGCGTAGTAAGCCGACTCGGGAGCATGCTCGGCAAGATAGGCAAGAAGGGCATCCTCGGGAAGCTCGGACGCGGCGCGGGCTACGTTGGAGCTGCAGTCGCGGCCGCGACCGAAGGTGAGGCGGTCGGCGAGGCGGCCGCCGGGCTGTTCATCTCGGAGGCGCAGAAAAAGGCGCTCGAGCGACAGGCCGGAATCCAATGGCGCGGCAAGCGGGCGCCGACCATCGAGGAGGTTCGAGCGGCGCGAAAGCAGGAGGCAGCAGAGCGGCAGAAGACGCTCGAAATGGAGCTCGACCCGACCAAGATGAAGCGCCAAGGACGCAAAGGGCAGCGAGTCAACCGGATGACGGTCGAGCGGTTCGAGGTCCGGGACAAGCGTTTCCGCCGGTTCTCAACACGGTTTGTTGCCGGAATCCGACGTGAGTCGCGGGCGCAGCGCCAGGTAGTCGGCCTCGGTCTCGGCGTCGGTGCTGTTGGGGTGCGACCGTGACGTCGCTGACGATCAGGCAGCTGGAATCCCCGCTCAAAGTGCTCGTACTAGGCGGGCGGACGGTACCGCTACAAGGGTTCGAGTTCTCGATCGAGCAGCGTGGAGAGACGCGTTGGCAGGTAGGCTCGGCAGAAGGCGAAGCGCTACTCTCCGGCCCGGAGCTGCCACCGACGGACTTCGAGTTCCGTTGGAAACAGAGGACGTTGGCCGGCGGCGCGACGCTCGACGGCGCCCAGGTTGACACCGTCGAGGACCTCGTCGCAGCGCTTTGGTCTTTCGCGCGCGACTCGGTGCTCGTAACGGTCGAATGGGATCGGTGGAACCAGGTTGGGTGGATCCAGCGCGTCGGCGTACCTATCGAGCGTCCGCGTGAGTACGCAGTCACCTGCACCGTCGAATGGGTCAAGGAGTCGGTCGAGGAGCAGCGACGCCAGCCCAAGCCCGCGGCGAACTTCGGCGAGGAGATCATCTCCGTCGCTGATCCTTGGGCTGTACAGCTGCGCAAGGTCCGGCGGCCGCTGTCGCTCGACCAGCAGGCAGGCTTCGACCTCGAGGACTTGGTCGTCGAGGTGAACCGGTCAATCAATGAGGCGGACCGTGCTCGGCGGCGGTTTCGCAACTCGGCTGCGACCGCGACCTCGACAGCCGGGAAGATGGCCGAATCGTTCGGGCGCGTCGTCAGGCTCGGAGAGCAGATTCGCGACGACGTCGGCCAACCGCCGCACGAAGTCATGCCGGTAGACGAACCGGTTAGCCGGATCGTGCTCGAGTACTATCGCTCGTCCGCTGCTAGAGCAGGGGTGCTGGCCAGGCACGAGGCGGCGCGGCGACGTCGCAAGCTGCTCAACGAGGCCCGGCCCGACGTGCTTTTCCGACACGTCGCGAGCCAGGATCAAGACCTTCGGATCCTTGCTTATCGCACCTATGGTCGAGTCGAGGCCTGGGCTGATATCGCCTCGTTCAACGAGCTGGCCAGCTCCGTCTTGCAAGCTGGCCAAAGCATCCTCATGCCACGTCTTGAAGCGTCTCGTCTCGCGGACATCGCATCGTGACCGACTTCGCCCTAGAAGGCGGCCGACCGCCTGCTCTGGAGAACTTGACGACGTTGTTCGAGCGCGAGCGCCGCGGACCTGTTGGCTTGGACCGACCGGCAGCGCTTCGGATCGCGATGCGCGTCGACCTCGAGATCTTCGTGCCCGAGGCACCGAGCGGCAAGCTGCCAGAGATCGGACAGCGGGCGACGGACGCAGTCGGCGATGTGCTCGCTGGAATCCCCGCCTTTCAAGACCTGGTCCCGAAGCGGGAGGAGCGTGACCGGGCACGACAGCAGCGGGAGGCAGAGGAACAGGAGCGGATCGAGGACGACAGTCGCGCGGTGCTCCAGGCGATCGTGGCGCTCGACTGGGAACTCACCCGAAACCCGCCCGCCGAGCCCGACGAGCTAACCGTCACGATCCCATCTCGGATGTTGCCGGTCGACCTACGCGTGTTCGACGACATTCGGATCCAGGCCTGGCCCTTCGTTCGCAACGCTGCAAACGAGTCGTTCGAGGACCGTCTCGATCGCTGTCTGCCAGGAGACCCTGGTGCCTTTGCAGGCATCGTCGACAATGTAGAGGTCAACCGGACCGAGGGGACGCTAACCCTGACATGTCGCGACTTGACAGCGATCCTCGCCGCGGAAGAGCTAGACCCGAAGACGATCCGCGGACTCAACATGCGAGATCCGATCGAGGACCTCGTTGCAGTCATCATCGAGGATTCGGTACCAGGCGGCGAGAACTGGCGCGTTGAGCCTCGCGGCAAGCTGCGTACGGCACTTGTACGAACGCCAGCTCGGTTGCTGGCCGACGAGAAGAAGGTCTGGAAGGTCACACAGAAGGTCGACCTGGTTGCGCACACAAAGGTCGAAACCGGCAAGGTCAAGGAGCTGCCCAATTACGAGCAGCGGACCGTTGCCGAAGGCCTGCGAGAGAGCGATTTTTTCGAGGACATGGAGCTGCTTACCGTACGCAAGACGGAAAGCGGGAAGCTTGAGACGTGGCAAGGGCGCCTACCGTACGCGCCTGCTGCATTCGGCAATGAGACAGAGTACGAGGTCCGAAACGTCACGCGGATGGTGACCCAACGGATCCCGCCGAAACCGACGGCGGTCTTCGGACACGCGAAACAAACAGTCTGGGATGCAATCACGCGCACGTGTCGCAAGCTCTCGATCATCGCGGAGGTGACGTTGTCGGAAAACGGCGAGCCGACCGTCGTCCTTGTCGACGCCGAGGACTATCTTGACGGCCGCTTCTTTCGCTGGTTCGAGCGCGCCGGACGTCGCCACCGGATCGTGACATATGGCCGAGACATTGCTGAGCTCGCAGAGTCTCGCGACCTAACCGCGGGCGACCGGGTCGACTGGGTCGAGGTGGAGGCGATTGACCCTGACACGGGCGAGACGCGGCGCGCCCGCTACGGCAAGCGGCGCCGTGGCGGGCACAACTCGGGACAGATCCTGCAAGCGCACGGGTTCACCGACCGCAAGGCGCTCGAGCGCCTGGCCCGCGCTGCATGGTTCGGCCTCAATCAGGGCGAGTTGCAGCTGGGAATCGAGATCGACGTGCCTTGGACGACAGGCGGAGGCGTCGACGACCCGGACCTGTTGCAGTGTGCGGCCGGATCGATCGTCGAGGTGGCCTTCGCCTCGGCGGCGCGGTTTCGCGGTCGGTCGCTCGAAGACATCCTTCGAGGCCCACCCATCTACATGCCCGCGCAACCAGCTCGCGTCCTGGCCCGGGCAAGTGAGCGCGCCGAGCCGAGTCTCGTCTTCCAGGTCGCCGAGCTGGTACACTCGGGAAGCGGCGAAGGCGATGGGTCTTATCGCTGCTCGATGAACCTGCAAACGCTCCTCGACGACGGGATCAACCCGGACGAGTTGGAGGTCGACGACACGTGAGCACCGAGACCGCCAAGCTGACCGGAGACGCGGAGACCAAGGACGGAGTCCGGACGGTCGACGTTGAGCTCGGCCGAAACGGAGCTCCGGACACTGCGCGGATCCACGACCGACCTGGGGAACACTACCCGTACCGCGAAGGTGACCGCGTGCGTGTGCAGGTCGTTGCAGGAGATCCAGCGGCAGGTGTCGTGGTCTGCGGGCTCTACGGCGAGAATCCCGAGGTGCTTGACGAGGGTAACCGCGAGATCCACTCTCGGCCGAGCTCCGGCGACCTTCGGCTCAAGTCGCCGGCTGGCGACGTCCGGATCGAGCCGAGCGACGACGGCCTCGTTCGACTCGGTTCCCGGCCCGACGAGGAACAGGTTGCGCTCGCGACGCAGCCCGCGACCAAGGCGGATCTGCTCTCGCTACAGCAACAGATCGACTCGTTGATCTCGGCGCTCAACTCTGCGACAGCTGGCACGGATCCGGTCAATCCAGGCATCGCCAACCCAGTCGGTGCTTGGACGGCGGTCATCGCTGCGGGCGCAGTTCCCGACTACACTCCGGTTCCGATCGAACAGATCCACGAGAAAGCCAACGGAGGGGCCGGGACCGAGGACGTAGTCGCGAGGCCCGAGGAGGTGACATAGTGGCGCTCCCAACACCGAGCTACCCCGGCGCGACGTTCGACGGCAATGAACAGTCTACCACGAACGACGGCTCGCCGAACGACATTCTTGCCCAGGGTCTTGACCACAACAAGCTGGCAACCGAGATCGTGGCGATCGAGGACGACCTTCGCGCAGCGGCCGCTACCGAGTCCGCCGCGAACATTTTGCAGACGATCCAGGCTCTTCGAACCGCGATCGACGCGTTCAATACGCACGCCGCGCAACACAAGCACGGCGGTTCGGACGAGGTGGCGCAGTCGACTCCGGCGGCCAACGCGATTCCGAAAGCGGGCGCTGGTGGCGCGCTGTCTTCCGGCTGGCTGCCACCTGCCACCGAATCGGCCAAAGGCTCTGTTGAGCGCGCGACGCAAGCCGAGGTCAACGCCGAGACAGATGACGAGCGCTACGTTACACCTCTCAAGCTCGGTACGTGGGTTGACCAACTCGACTTGCTCGAGGAGGGCGGGGCCGTCGACGAGACGCAATCGACAACGACGTCCGCCAGCTGGGTCGACAAGCTCACGTTCGACACAGACGTCTTGACCGGGACCTACCGGATCTCATGGATGGCCGTGATCGGGATCTCGTCGACATCTAACGCCGTCGAGGCTCGGCTCTACAACGTCACGGACGCGGTCGCTGTCCATACCGCCAGTTACTACACCCCGGGTTCAACGAGCGATCTCGTGCTGCAGTCCGGATGGTGTGATATCGCCTTCACAGGCGCAGCGAAGCAGTTCAAGATTCAGTTCCGGCGGGTCGGCGTAGCTGGAACAGCGAGCATCGAGAACGCGCGGGTTGCGATCAGGAGGTGGACGGGATGAGCTTGACCTACGATTTGCCGGACGCCACAGGCGTGGACCTCGAGCAGCTGGGCGAAGAGCTCAACGCAGCGGGGATCATTCATCGCGGGCTGTCTGTCCACCAAGGCAAGCTGTCGGTACTTGTCGAGGCCGCTGTCGACGCGGCTGCTGTCGACGCGGTCGTCGAGGCACACGTCCCACGAACCGAGCTCGACATCGCCAAGCGACGCGCGATCGAGTTCGTATATCGCGGACTCAATCGGCGGCTCGCCGAGACAGTTACCGTCGAGTATCCAGCTGGGTCTGGCAAGTACTGGCCAGTTTGTGACCGCGGACACCGACACTGGCGAGCAGCCCGGGCGCAGGCTGACTCGATCGTACCTTTGACGGCTCGGACCAAGGACGGCCTCGACGAGCACACGTTCACCGAGCCGGCCGAGATCGTCGAACTCGCGGACTTGATCGACTCCGAGGTGCTGGCGCAGCAGCGACAGGCCGAGGAGGCGATCGCGGAGATCTTGCGCAAGCTCAAGATCCACACCGTCAAGCAAGTCCTCGAGGACTACATCGGAGGATAGCCTTGGAATGGGGCCGACCATGGGGCGCTGGAAGCACTTGGGGCGAGATAGCTAACCAAGAGCTCCAGTCTGCGGTGCAGACCGAAGGCAACAAGGTCTTGACGATCTGGTCGGCATTCTGGGGTTCTGAGATCTTCGCTCCTGAGGTTTGGCCGCTGTCGGTAGCCGGAGGCGGTTCGGTCCCCGAAGTCATCCGAGTCGAGCAAGACGGACCAACCACGGACCGTGTCGTGATCACGACTGATCAGGCATTCGATCCGGGTGTGGAGTACACGATCGGACCGCCGGCTGTGCTTTTCACTCCCGGACCAATCATTGGCGGGTCGTTCATCGCCAAACGGGTCTCGATCACGCCCGAGCCTGATCACGATCTGCTCGACGTCGAGCAGAGCCCCTTCGAGTCCGTTCAAGTCACGCCTGGCGGCGATCACGGCTTGGCCGCCGGGTTCATTACCTACCGCAAGCTCATCCTCGACGCACTGCTCACGATCCGAGGTTCGATTCCCTGGGCCCCGGAGTACGGCTCCGACACTCCGCACAAACAGCTCCGCCCAGTCGACCTGACGGGCGAGGAAGCGCGAATCCGCAACCTGCTCCTCCGGGTGCCCGGCACACGGTCCGTCGGTGTCTCGTTGAGCTGGGATGGTCGACAGCTGGTGGTCGACGTCGACGTTCGGGCCGACTCGGGCTCGCTTCGCGAGGAGGTCAGACTCTAATGCCTACGCACGAAGAGCTGTTCGAGGTCGGTCTGGGCGAGGCGCTGGCGATCGACCCGAAGGTCTCGGAGACTGTGGCCCGGACGCCGGGCTCAACAATCTGGTGGCAGCTCAACTCGGGAGCAGCCATCGGCTCGGAAGTCGCCTACCAGCTGTACGAGCGGTTGCGGAACCTGTACCTCGACACGGCAACCGGGGCGGGACTCGACCGCCTCGGCGCCGATCGTTACTTCGTCGAGCGGCAGCAAGCCACTGCCGGCCGGGTGCTGCTCGAGTTCACTCGCGCAACGTCCACTGGCCTGCTGACGATCCCGATCGGGACGGAGGTATCGGACCCTGCGAACACTGTGGTCTTCTCCACCGACACGGAGCTCCAGATCCCGGACGGGGAGACAGTCGGATCTGTCGAGGCGACGTCCGTCGCGCTCGGGAGTGACCAGAAGGCGGACGAGGACACTTTGACTCGGATCGTCGGCGGGACGATCGAGACCGGACTCACCGTCACGAACCCGGAGCGCTCGGCTGGTGGCAACGATCGGGAGTCAGAGAGCGAATACCGCGAGCGCGTCCGCTCAGTCTTCGTCAACGCCCGGCGCGGTACTGTCAGCGCCTTGGAGCAAGGGGCTTTGACGGTCGACGAGGTGCGCACCGCGAGTGCGTACGAGGTCCGGGATTCCGCCGGATGCCCGAACGGCTACGTCGATCTGTGGGTCGCGGACCAGCTCGGCAACGCGAACTCGACCATGATCGCGGAGGTCGAGGAGGTACTCGACGAGTGGCGGCCGGCTGGGGTTCCTGTCGACGTCCAAGGTGGCACGCCGATCGACAGACAGATCCGGGTGCGGGTTTCATTCGAGGCCGGTACGAGTAGCTCTGCGGCACTGCTCCAAGTCCGGCGCGCGATCGTGTCCTTCGTCAACCAGCTCAAGGTGCGGAGCGAGGACACTGTCGAAGCGGCGCTCGCGTCGGGCCGGTCGGTGCTCACGCCCGGCTTGATTGACCACGCGGTCCGGACCGTACCGCGCGTTGTCGGCGTGACGGTCGAGCTTCCGGCCGCCGCGGAGGTGCCCGAAGTCGGTGAGGTCTTCCGCATTGTCCTTGGATCGGTGGAGGCGTCTTGATCCATCCGCTCCCAGTCCTGGACTACAGCGACCTGCTCGCGTTCATTGCGCGGATCCTGCCGTCGCACGTGACCGACGGTTGGACCGGCGGCGGGTCGGCTACGTACGCGGCCTACTCCAGGCAGTTCGAACGGCTCGCCCAGCGCGTGGCCGAGTACGCCGAGTCGGCGCTGATTCTCCAGGCAACAGGTGAGGCACGGGCGGTCGGGCTTGTCCAGCTCAACCGAGACGACACTACCGAGCGGGTTGGCTGGAAGGCTGGGCAGGTGTTCTGCCAGACCCGATGGGGGATCCGGTACGAGGCCGTCGAGGATGTCGAGTTTGGGGTTGGCGTCGCCACGTTGACCGACGTCCCCGCCCGAGCGGAGCTGAGTGGATTCGACGCGAATGTCGACGCCCGCGATATCGCACGCTGGGCGCTGCCTACGGGAGCCGACCGCAAGGAGCAGATTGATTGGCTCTCAGGTGTGACGGAGTCGGCGAAGGATACGTTCCTCGCCGAGGTCGACCTCGGCTTCGACTGGCGCCAGCTCGACCCGACACTTGACGCCGCTTGGGTCCACGCGACGACCGCCTTCGTCGGCGGCGCGCTCGCGACTCTGGACGTGCTCGGCAACGAGCGAGGCCTACCAAGACTCGAGGGCGAGGGCGACGTCGCCTACCGCCGACGTATCCGGACCCTTCCAGACGTCTTGACGCCGGGAGCGATCCGGCGCGCCGTGGCCGACTACCTCGCAGGCACCGGAGCGACGTTCGAGCTTCTCGAACCCTGGGAGTACGGGTGGACGGTCAAGGACGACCCGCGCGGTACGATCGGCGTCTATGGTCCGGCCAAGGTGCCTTCGTTTCTGATCGTCGTGTCGGGGCTGCTGTATGAGGCAACCGGGTACGCACCCGGCATCGACCCCAACGGAGAGATCGGCGCGACACCCATCGGCGTAGGCGACCAGGCGCACGACGGAATCATTGCAGGCCTCGAAGACCTACTCCGGAGAATCCGCGCCGCTGGCGTGTGCAGCAAGGTGGTGATAGCGACATGAGCGAGATCAGCAGTATCAACTACACGGACGGGACGATCCCCTCCGCGGACCAGCTCGATACACCGCAGCGGGTCGGCGCGGCGGACATCGCACACCTGCTCCGCTATCTCTGGACGGCAGCCGCGGTCGACGCAGCCGGGGTCGTGTTCTCTGGCCTCGAGGTCACAGGCAAGTCGGGCGACATGCGGGTCGACGTGTCGGCGGGCGCGGGCGCGATCGAGATCGGCGCCACGCCGCCACCGCAGCACCCGTACAACCTCGCGATCGCGCGGGAGGATGATGTCAGCCCAGCGCTCTCCGACGGAGACGGGACCTATTCACGGATCGACCTGGTCTCGATCACGCCTGCGAGCGCGTTGCTCGATCAGGAGTCGATGCTGCTACCAGGCGGCAGCTCCTCGCCGCAGTACACGCGCCGCGGACCGAGCTATACCATCGTCGTGACCGAGGGCACACCAGCGGCTTCGCCGAGCCCGCCGGGTTTGCCGAGCGGAAGTATCCTGCTAGCTCAAGTCCTCGTCCCGGCCGGGCTCACGGCGGCCGGCGGCGGTACGGCCTCGGCGACGATCACCGACTACCGCAACCGTCGCTCGCTCAACGTCTCCGGCCCAGAACAGGTCGACAAGCGGGAGTTTTTGACGGACCCTTGGGCAACGGGATTTGGTCTACTGCGAGTAGAAGAAGCGCGCGTCGCAAGCCCGCGAGCGATCGAGCACCAGTTCTTCGGCAACGACTTCTGGCCGATCTGGGCTCGGCAGAACGTACCGACGGATGATTCGACCGACCCGCTCTATCCACTCATGGCACCGAGCCGTGAGTACTGGGAGACGGCGAGTTTCAATGGCGGTTCAAGCACGACCGGTCCGAGTGACGTAACGATCGAGGTCCTGGGGTTCCCAGACATCGTGCAGTACAAGGGCACCGTGATCGAGCACGTCACCGCGAACGCTGGGAACGCAATCGTAACGGCGATCTTGCCCTCGTCCGATCGGCTGCGGTCGTACAAGCGCTATAAGGTCAAGCACTCGGTGGTCGACGCAACCGACTTGACCAGCGTCACCGCGCGGGCGATCGCGTACGACGCATCGGCCGACGACATCATTTTGCTCTCGGACGAGAAGACGCTGTCGGCGTCTGTCGGGTCGTATACGACGGAGCTCGACGGCAACCCCGTCGAGTTCACGCCGCGAGAAGGGGACATCGTAGCGATCGTGCTTGCATGCACGTTCGCGGCTGGTAGCTCCGGTGCAGAGGTCCGGGCAAAGACAGCATGGGGGCAGGTGTACGAAGGCCGCGATGTGACTCCGTGATCCGCAAGCGCGGCAAGGGTTGGGTACTGCTGACCAAGAACGGGAAGAAGGTTCTCGGCCGGCACCGGACCAAGGCGGCGGCCGAGCGACAAGAGCGTGCAGTCAAGGCCGCGAAGAAGCGCAGGCGGAAGCGTCGCTGAGTGGCCCGGCGGTGGCCCGGCGGTGGCCCGGCGGTGGCCCGGCGGTGGCCCGGCGGTGGCGTTGACCCGCTACAGCTGCCGAGCTACCATAGGCGCACTGGTGACCCGTGCGGTTCGCTGGTGTTGCTCCGGGGCGGTCGAGAGTCGGCCGCCCCTTCTTGATCCCGGCCGACCCAACAGGTGAGCATCCGTCTGTCGACACCCGTCGACGGACAGATGTTCACCGCGAGCTTGACGTCGACCACCTCTGGCTGTACCTTGAATTCATGGAAGGGCACGAATCCCATGCCTGGATTTCCGAAGCGGCCAGCCTCCCCGGAGCCGCGGGGCCGGAGATCCCCTTGTGGCTGGCCGGGATCGTCCTCGTGGCGATCCCGGCCCTAGCCGCCTACGGGTTGACCGAGCTCGTCTGCTCCAAGTGGCTTAAGCCGTGGCGCGCCGAGCGCCTGGCCGCCGGACTGCCCGAACCCAGCTGGCGCTGGACGGCGCTCGTCGGCACCGTCTCGGCGTTCCTCGGTGCGTGCGTCGGCCTGGGCATGGCGACTTTCGATCACGCGCTCGGTGTCGAGCTGTTGCCGGTCCCGCCGTTCTGGGGACTGGCGCTTGGCTTCGTGGGCGGGGCGCAGAACTGGTGGTTGGTCCACTTGATCAAACGCCGGACGCGCCGCGCGGTCGAGGACTCGTGATGCAGCTCGACGTGGACCTCGACGCTCCCTCTCTGCAGCTCGACGTAGACCTGGACGCTCCCTCTCTGCAGCTCGACGTGGACCTCGACGCTCCCTCTCTGCAGCTCGACGTGGACCTCGACTCGTGACGACCTTCGCCGAGCCGGTCTTCGCCTGCGACGCTTCGTACTGGCAGCAGACGGACAAGATCGACTACCTGGCTGCGTACGAAGCTGGCTGCGTCCTAGCCATCATCAAACGGTCGCAGCTCAAGGCATCAACGAAGGGGCGCGAGCACGCGCGACTTGTCGACGCATCGCCCGCCAGCCGCGGCGACTACCACTACGCCGACACGAAGCAGCGGCGCCACAGGCTCAAGCCCGAGCTCCAAGCCGAAACCTTCTGTCTCGAGGTCGGCGACCTCCAGCCCGGCGACTCGATTCCCTGGCTGGATCTCGAATGGCACCGGTTCGAGTCGCGCGAGGCTCGCGAGGAGTACTACCGCGACTTCAGTCGACGCGACCAGACCGACTGGGCGCTCGCGTGGCTCTACTATGTCGAGCAGCGCCTCGGCGTTCGGGGCGGGATCTATACCCTGGCTTCCTTCGGCCGCTACCGGTTGGACCTCGACGACGAGGAGCTCACTGCTTCGCCGCTCTGGCTGGCCAACGCCGGCCGGGAGTCCGAGCCGAAGCTCTCCGTCGACGTCCCAACGGTCGAGATCATCGAGGCAGGGTGGGACCCGAAGGACCGACCGGGCTGGCTGTCCGATTGGGTGCTCTACCAGTGGTGGACGGGCAAGGGAACACCCTGGTACCGGGGCGGCGAAGGACGGCTCGACCTCGACAAGCCGCGCCACGGGATGCTGACCATCGGCCAGCTGTTGCTACCATGACCCTGGTCATCGGCTGGCTACGTCGTTGGGGTTGGGCAATCTTCTTGGGCACCACGATCGTCTCCATCCTCATCGCAGTGTCAGCCACACGCAGCTTGTCCGGCGAGCGGGCCGCGCGGCAGATCGTGGCGGACCAGCTGGCTCGCGAGGTCGAGACCGCGAAGCGGCTGCGCCAAGCTGACGTAGAGCGCGATGCGAAGCTCGCGACGATCGAGAAGAGCCTCGACCAGACCAAGAAGACGATCGAGGCGCTCGACCGGGCCGGGCTGGTGGACCGGCTCAACAAGATCCCTCGCGACCAATGGCCGTGGATTCCGCTGCGTTCCGCGCCCCTGTGGTCTATATGATCGCGTTCCTCGCTGCTGCACTGCTCTCCGCCACTCCGCCGCCGGCCGCCGAGTGCTCTGAGGCGCTCAGCGTCGACGAGCCGTGCGGCGGGGCTCTTCTGCCCGACCGCGTGTTCCGCCACCTGCTCGCCTGCGCCGCCGAGCTCGAGGCCGAGCAGCTGCGTCGAGCGGCCGAGCTCGATGCGGCCAAGGAGCGCGAGGCGGCGCAGCGCGATCGGGCTGACCAGTGCGTGACCGCGCTCGCCCGCGGCTGCGCGCCGGAAGTCGAATGGTGGCAGCGGTCGGAGGTTGTCATCGGGCTAGTCGTTGTCGCGGTCGGCGCGCTGGTGGCCGTCGTGGTCCTTGCTGTCGAGTAGATCAGTCCGTAGCTCCGCACATGCTAGTTTGGTCGCCTGGCTCCTCGAGGGCACCTCGGTCGAAAATCGTGACATTCTTGGCATACCTCAGACCCGCATTTCACCGTCGGAACGGCTAACCATGCGCCTCCGAAGGTATGACATTCGTGTCACAGTTGTGTGGAGACTTTTCCCAATCCACAACCTTCGGCAGGAAGCGCACGCGGTAGCCGATCTCCTCGTCGCGGCGCACGCCGGCCACGGCCTTCATCGCCACCAGCTGGCGGAAGGTCGGTACCCGGGCGCGAGAGATCCAGCGGCTGACCGTCGACCGGGCCACGGACTGGGCGCCGTCGCCATCGACGGTTTGCAGGTAGACGGTGAGCCGGCGGGCGAACTCGGTCCGGGACCAACCGCGGTCGGCGAGCGCATCGTTGAGCAGGTGATTCATGGGGCTTCTCCGCCCGGTACGAGGCCCCGGACTGGCTCGAGCAATACACCATCGGCGCCGATCCAGCCGATCTTGAATGACCGCCCCTTCACCTCGACGAGTTCGCCGACGGTGAAGATCGTCCACGTTTCAGGAACTGGTGAGCCGTCCGGCTGGACTAGTTGAGCACGTTCGACGAACTCCTGAAGCACGCTGTCGAACAACGCATCTTGCTTCTCTTCTTCTTCTGTCATCTTCCGCAAAGGGTGCAGCATACCACTATCATCCATGACATCCTCCCGGGCTGGGCGCTCAGACCCTTGTCAACAAGCGCACGTACGCGTCGTGCGCAGCCTTCCGAGGTTCGCGACGTTGATCCGGTCGACTCCGCCACAGTCCCATTCGACCGTCGCGATCGAGTCCTGGACGTTGAGCACCGTCGCGATCGAGTGCACTCGCGGTTCGTTGGTCGCCACGCCAAACACGTTGCGAACGAAGTCGACCGTGTAGCGGACACGCTCGCCAATATCGAGGTTGGCGTGCCAGTCGCTGGTGTCGGGCTTGACATCAACGAATGAATAGCGGAGCCGCCCGTCCGGGAGCTTCTCGTCTCGCGCCTGCGCCTCGATCTCGTGCGCCTCGTCCAGGCTCAGACCCTTCCCGAGCGACTCCTTGCGCCTCGTCGGTGTTCCGACCGCGCCTTCTACTTTCCAGAGCATGGGGACCTCCTGTGCTGCTCTGCTTCTGGTGTTGCAGGAAGCGTGCCAACTATGTCACGTCTTCAACAACACCCGCGCCAGTCGCGGAGTTCCCGTTGCCTCGCCGTAGCGCTCGGCGACGGCGAGGACGTCGGTGCGGGCACCAGTGCCGGAGCAATCGGGGCAGTCTTCCGGTGGCCCGTCCTCACCTGGCGCTGTGTAGCCATCGTCTTCGCACACCTCACATGCCGCACTCGCCAGCACCAGCTCGACTTTGCCTGCGTGGCGGACGATCGCGGCGGCGAAGGAGTATCCGGAACGTGTGTACGTGCCGCAGCATTCATCGCGCCGCTTGTGTTTGTCGCAGCGGGTCTCGGAGGCGAGCCTTTGCGCTACTTCATCCGCCACCGTACGGGGGACGTGGGCAATGGGGATGCCATCGTGAACCCACCGAAATATGTCTCCGGTTTGGCGCGGGCTACTAGGTATAGGCCCTTGTGGATCCCCGATGTGGTGCGCCAGACACTGAACCACCGCCCCCGCACAGATATCCTCGACGAAGATCTCGATGGCGCGCGCGACGTAGGCATCGAAGGGCGGGCTTCCCGATGCCAAGCAGGCGGCGAAGAGATCTGCGAGCTGTTCCTCTACTCGTCGCATGTGTCGTCTCGCTCCTCCGCAATCGTCGTCGCCGTGCCTTGCCACGGGCGTTGGTCTGTCCGCAGCTTCACCGTGGCCTTTCCGCACCAATCGTCGTTGCTCGTCTCTGGCCAAGACGTGTGCTCGGCTCGACCGTATGAATCACCGATTACAACGGGCGGGTGCCGTCTGCATTGTCCCTGAAAGGACGTGTATTCGGCCCAGAAGTCGCACTCGTTGCAGGTTACTCGTCGTCCCATGGTAGCAGCCTCCCTTGTTCATCTCGGAGTGTTTCGACCGACTTGCTCCAGCGCCGGGCGATCCACGGCTCGGCGGCGCATGCGGCCGCGACTCCCGGACAGCGCTCGCAGAGCTCCTCGACCATGATCGTCGCCAGCCGTTCGGCCGCTTCGGGCGCAGTCTGCTCGGGCGCCTCGACGACGATCTCATCGTGTACGAAGAGCCCGCCGCGACACCCGAAGAGTGGGGTACTCGAGGTGCTGTCGACGACCGGGCCGACTCCTGTCAGCACATCAACCCAGCATTCGCGCTGGACGCGGTAGAGCGCCGCGAGCACCGCGTCGGCAACGAGACCCTGAAACGAGGTGTTGCAGCCGTCACGGTAGCCAACCCCACCTCGCAGCCGGCCGGAGTAGGGTTGTTCATAGTCGAAGCGACCACCACCGGAATCGACTCTCGATCCAACGAGCGAGTGATACTCGCGCACCTCAGGATAGAGATCGAGCCATTGACGCTTGTACCGGGTCGCCTCCTCGACTGAGAGGCGTACACGCCACCCTTTCCACGCATACCCGACGAAGGTCGCCGCACCCATGTTCACCGGCAGCCCGAAGTCGAGCGGCTTGGCCAGCTGGCGGTAGGCCTTGACCTCAAGGTCCTTGGCCGCCTTCCGCTGCTCGGCCTCGGCGTAGTCGATTCCGAGCAGCATGGCAGCTGTTGTGAGGTGCGGGTCGCGGCCGGCGTTGAGCTCGTCGGCGAGCACCGAGTAGCCTACGGCCTCGAGTAGGACTTGGGCGAAGCTGACTGATTCGGCCGAGTCGAGGTCTGCCCCGACGAGCACGTATCCGCGACGTGGCACGATGCACTCGCGCGCGCCGGGCGCCCGCGGAAACTGCTGGTACGGCAGCCCGGAGATCGACGCTCGGCCCGTGGCAAGGAGCTCGCTCACCCGCGGGTTGACGACCTCCTTGGCCGCCTGTCGGAGGATCTTGGCGAACCGTGTCTCGCGATGTGCGTCCTGCCGGTCGGCGACCACGTGGAGCAGCTCGCCGCACGGCCCGTCGTCGGAGCACTCGCCGTCGGAGCATGGGACGTCTCGGAGCACGTCCCCCTCGAGCGACACGTACTTGACGCCCGCTTCCAGCCCGTCCTTGACCCGCTTCCGGCCTGTCTTGGTCAAGGGCGGGTCGCCCAGACCGTGCCGGGCGTATGCGTCGACCACGGCCTGCTTCTGTGGCAGCTGCGACATGGTCCCGTTGACGAGCAGCCCAGCCGCCTCAAGCACCGGCCGGGCTCGCTCGACCCGGGCCTCGAGTTCGGACTCGTACGTCTCGACCCGGCCCGGGTCGGCACGCAAGCCCCACATCGCTTGGACAGCCAGCCCGAACGCGGCGCGGGTGCGGGGCGCTTCATCGGGCACGGGTCGCAAGATTCCGCCTGGTTCGCCTTCCAGGGAATCGCATTCGAGCTCTTCGATCTCACGCAGCTGTGCTTCGAAGACCCGGTAGCAGTAGACGGCGTCGAGCGACGCGTATCGCCGGGCTTCGACTGGCCAGTCGGCGATCGGTATACCATCGAGTTCATGGTAGCGCAGCCGCCAGGTGTCCTCGCCCGCCTTCCCCTCGACGTACTCAGCGAGGTAGCGCTTGACGCAGCTCGCCAAGCTCGATGGCGGGCTCGCGCGGTTGGCCTCGCCGCGGGCGACCTGCAAGAGCTTCTCGCGGATCCTGGTGCATCGGAGTCGCCCATCGTCGAGCGCTCGCCAGACATCGCGCCGGAGGTCCGCAGCTGCAGCCCAGGCGACTGCAGCGTCGAACGCCTGGTTGTGCGCCACCAGCTGCGGCCCGTCCTCGGCCCGGAGCAGGCGGCGCAGCACCTCGACACCCGTCGCTCGGTCGAGCAACGCTGTACGCATCACACCGCCGCTCGCACGCCAGGCGAGCGAGACGCAGACCAGCGGCGGCGCCACCCGGCCCGGGGCGATTCGCCAGGTCTCGGTGTCCCATGCGACGAGCGACGCCCGAAGGGCCCCGTAGGGTCCGTCGAGCGCCCGGGCGAGCGCCGCCTCGTCGACGTCGAGCCGATCACACTCGGCGCGCAGCTCGCGAAGCGGACGGCCGACGAGGCGGGAGTCGCTGGGCGACCAGCCGGCCTCGGTGATCAACCGCTCCGAGTAAGGGTCTCGGCTTCCGGTCATTTCTTGAACTCCATTCGAACACGAACCGTTCGTTCGAGCCCTAGTAGGACATCGCGACCGTAGACTCGAGCCACGATGCAGACATCGTCTGCTGCTGGTGGTGCATCATCCCAGACACCGCGCTCCGTGACGTACCACGCTCTTGTGCTGGTGTCACCGGAGCAGCTCGCGCACGTCGTCCTCGTACCGCTCGACCGTCTCCGGGTCCGCGCCGCGGAAAGCGAGGTGCGTGAAGTCCTCCGTCGGTGTCCGTTCCTTGGGCTTGTCCTTGCCGATGCAGTGAATCACGGTGCCTCGGAAAGGCTGGGTCTCGCCGAGCGAGTCTTCGAGGAAGGCCTCCCATTGCTGCTCTGACCAGCCGCGGGCCTCGTCGCCTTCGCCCATCGAGTCCAAGCAAGCCAGATAGAGGCCCTTGATCTTTCCGAACGTATAGCCGAACTCGTCGTTCCACTTCCAGGCCGAGGAAGCTTCTTCGCCGCGGCGGAACTGCCGGAGTGGGATCGGAGATCCGTCCGACTTCGTGCGGTAGGGGTGGTGCTCCCGCTGGTCTGCGCGCAGCACGATGAACTCAACGCAGAAGAACTCGTCTTTCCGCCCCGTCGATCGCGTCGTCTTGACGATCAGATCGTAATCGCCTTCGGTCAGATAGACCCCGGTCTTGCTCGGTTGCGCTGCTCCGAACCCTTTGAAACGACTCATGTTTTCCTCTCAGTAGTTGAGGCCACTCGCTGCGTCGACGACGCGGGCGAGTAGCAGCTTCTGGCTCTGCCCAGTCTGTGCCTCGATGGCCTGGGCTCGCTTGATTGCCCGGGCGAGCGCCCGTCGCTCACCCGGATGGTGCGCATACGCGTCGCAGATCACGACGTCGGCGCGCTGTCCTGCGCGGTGGAAACGGCCGAGCAGCTGCTCCCAGACCGCAGCGGACGATGGCAGGCCGACGACTCGGCCGAGCCGCCACGCCTGCAGGTTGTAGCCTTGTCCGTGGACTGCCACAGACAGCGCCACGGGGCCCGGTTCGGCCGGCGGTGACTCACCTTCGCCTCGAACGTCGACGCCCAGCTCGCGGAGCGCATCGCCGAACGCCTGGTGCCGGTACCAGAGGATCCCGGGCTCGCCGAGGCCGTCGAGCCAGCGGGCCGCGTCCTCGACGAGCCAGCGATCGTGCCAAGTGGTGGTCTTGGTCGGGCTCGCGTCGGGCTCGATCTCTTTCCAACGTAGGTAGCGTTCGATAATCCAAGAGCGCCGCCTCGTCGAAGTATGCGTACCGGTCTCAATTGCTGCCACGACCCGGGCCGGCGAGTCGAGATCCGGATCACCTTGCTCAAGTACCCAGCGAAGCGCTGCAGACCACGCCTTGCGCGCGTCGAGCCACTCGCGCCGTACGTCTTCGTCGACGCCGGCCCAGTCCCAAGAGTAGGAGAACCCGAGTGCCAGCTGTCGCAGGCAGGTCGCGATCTGATCCGGGGTCTCGAGCCAGCGCTCTCCGTCCGGCGTGACCCCGGACTGCTCGACCTCGGCCATGACCTCCCGGACCGCGGCCGGTACCTCGGGCTGTCGCACGCGCCGGATGACCAGGGAGCAGTCGCAGCTCGACGCCTTGGTCAGGACGACCCCAGGTGTCGCCTCGAGCCGGCGGCGAAGTGCGTCCCGAACCATGTCACGGATCGCATCAGACGGGTTGTGCCTCACGTCGACATCGGCGTCGATTGGATCGTTTGCCCAAGCTTCAGCCAGCGCTTGTGTCATCGAGTAGTCTCGCGGCAGCGGGTCTCCGTCGGCGTCGACGACTGCCGCCCAGGCCGAGAGCTCCGCGCCACCTCGGGGTATCGGAGACCGCTCCCAGAGCGCAGCCTCGGCGAGGTGCGCGTAATCGAGCAGGCTGCCGGCCGTCAGCGTGCCGGAGACGGCCACGAATCGGCACTCGTCGTGCTCGGCGAGGTAGCGGAGCACGCGCCGCGTCCGGGCTGACGTCTTGTGTCGGAGGTAGTGTGCCTCGTTGGCGACGATGAGATCGGGTCGGAGCTCCTCGAGCAGCCCGGCCCGCTTCGGGCTCGAGAGCAGCTCGTAAGGCACAATGAGCAGGTCGGGGCGGATGCGGAAGGCGCCACCAAACCTCCCCGCCTCCTCGAGCGCGACGTCGACGAGCCCGCTCGGGCAGAGCAGCATCGGCCGCTCGGCCTCGATGGCAGTCGCGGCGAGCAGGCAGGCGAGCTCCTTGCCGCGTCCGACCCCGACGTTGCCCAGGCACCCGCCGGCGCGACGGAGCTCGGCGAGGATCTCGAGCTGCACGGGACGGAGCTCGATGCATCCTTGTGTCCAAATCACCTCGCAGCTTCGATGTTTGCCGCCTCCATGATTCGCCGCTTTGATCGTGGCAAATGGTTCAAACGACAACCAGGTCGCGCCCTCTTGTTCGCAGACAATGACTTGACCAGATCGTGAGAGACACCAGTCTCCGAGCGTGTTATAGTCGATCCTGTTCGACCCGAACCGGTAGTGCTTCCCGGCCTGCTCATATGGCGGATCGATGAACCATGTCGCTTCGATAGCTGGCGCACTTGTATAGTCGCCTTCAACCAGTCGCCAGTGCCGGATACGGTCGACCTGGGTGGCGATGCGCTCGCGAACCTTTGGGCCCCAGAAGCACGCGAACCGCACAGCGTCCGACCTTGGACCATGGCACCCCTGCTCAGACAGCGTTCTACGCGGACCCGATGCCGCGCTGTTGAGCCACCAAGAGATCAGAAGGCGCCCTTCCTCGCAGCATGGCAAGTCGTTGATATCTTGACCGGGCTCGATGTCCGGAAGCGACCGGATCTCGGAGGCGCTCGCGCGCAGAAGGTACCGCCACACGCCTGCGATCGCAGGGTCGCGCTCGACGAGGATCACGTTCCGGTCAGGGTATCGGAGCGAGTACCCAGCCCCGCCTGCGAATGGTTCAATGATTGTGGCGTGGACCGGGGCCGGATACCGCGGCGCGGCGCGCCACTTGCCGCCATAGAGCGAAATGAAGGGACGCAAGTCCTTGCACACCGAAGGTGAACGGACGACCGACCGGCGGGCCTCGTCGAGCGCGCCAGGGGGTAGCGGCTCGGACGGGGCGGCCAGCGCCCGCTCGCCTTCGGTTGGCGGCCGCTCGGCGACCCGAGCAGCGATTCGCGGCGGGAGGTTCATCGAGATTGCTGCAGCTCTTCTTCCAAGTCTACGATCTGTGCCTCGAGTTCCTCGACTTGCGCTTCGAGTTCCTCGACTTGCTCTTCGAGTTCCTCGACACGTCCGGAGGCTGACTCTCCGGACGCGGTCTCTAGCTCCTCGATCCTGTCGAGCGCTGTGCACACGGGGCAGTCAACATGGTCCTCGTGAACCACCGTTTCATGCTCTTCGCATTCGCACAAGATCATGACCGCGACCTCCTCTCCGCAGGCGGCTCCCAAACGCGGCGCCCTTCTGCGTCCGTCGACAGCCGTCCGCGACCTACCTCGAGGAGTGCTTCCGCAGCCTCGACGAGCTCGTCATAGTCCAAGAGGGATCCGTGTACCAGTTCGTCGTGGACATACTCTGCGAACGCTTCTGCAGGATGCATGTCGTCGCCGACGACTAGGTCTAGCAAGTCCTGGAACCGTTGCCTGGCACGGGTCATCGTCCGACTCCGCGGATCACCGTCGTCGCCCGGCGCGAGAGCACGTCGAGGACCTCGAGCGCCGCCGGGTGGTCCGACCGGGCGATGACCACCTGGCATCCGTTGAGCCACTCCGCATCCTCCTCGAACGCCCGGGCGAGTCGCTCGGCAACCTCGCGCTGTCCGGACCGGTAGGGGTCGGAGGCGTAGTATGCCCGCTTCCGGCTTCCGTCGGCGTCGACCTGCTCCTCGACGGCGCGGGCGAAGGGCTCTACCAGATCTTGTAGGTGGACCGTAAGCCCAGGCACCATGCGTTCGGGCACACAGTCGACGAGCAACACGAAACGGCGGAGCATCGGCTCGGATGCCTGTTCGGACGACCCGAAGCCCGCGAAAGGCTCGGGCTTTGGGTCCGCAGAAAATCGTTCGTCCTCCCAGTCGCTCGGAGGTATCGGCTTCGGGTCGGGCTTCGGGTCGGGCTTCGGGTCGGGCTTCGGGTCGGGCTTCGGGTCGGGCTTCGGGTCGGGCTTCGGGTCGGGCTTCGGGTCGGGCTTCGGCTCGGGCTTCGGGTCGGGCTTCGGCTCGGGCTTCGGCTCGGGCTTCGGCTCGGGCTTCGGGTCCGGCTTCGGCTCGGGCTTCGGATCGGACTTCGGCTCGGGCTTCGGATCGCCCGGTCGCTTGACCTGGCCGCAGGCAACCTCGAGCGCCAACCACTTGAACCACTGCGCCCGAGTTCCGTGTTCACTTGCCTCCTTCGGGTCGAGTTTGTAGCGCGCGATCGCTTCCCAGACCGAACACTTGGCCGGAAGACCCAGGTAGTCCTCGAGTTCTGCGACCTTGAACTTGCTGATCAACTTTCCGTCGACCTTGAGTCCGCGCCGGGCGCCTTCGCCGACGTCGCCGACGACGTCACGCGGCGTGCCGTCCGGTGGGTTGGGCGGGTCCGGGTCGCGCTCGGTCGTGCTCGGCGTGGCAGCCCGGCCCGGGTCGGAGGTGCGCCGCTTCGCCTCCTCGACGACCCGCGCCGCGGCGGAATCGGGGTCCGGGAGGTTGGCTGCCTTCGCGACGCCGACCCCGGCGTCCGACTTGGTCAGCCGCTTCGTGGCCGCCTTCGCCTTTGCGACGCCGGGGTCAGCGGGTGCCTTGGCCTTCGGCTCCTCGGCCGGACCTCCTGCACCTCCTGCCAGCATGGCCTTGTTCTTGGCCGCGATTCGCTCTGCCAGCGTGAGGCCGTCGCCCCCTTCCTTGAGTCCTGCGAAGAGCCCGCCCTTGTTGCTGTTGCCCATGAATCGTTTCCCCTTGTTGCAGTAGTGTTTGTGCGGGCAGCCGCCATAGTCGCGACAAGCCCGCGGGTTTCTCTCGACCGCCTCGTCCTCGACCTCGAGGGCGAGCGGCGCCATCGTCCGAAGCGTCTCGACGACGGCGCCGAAGACCCGGTCGGACCGGGCCCGATCCCAGACCGCCTCGACAACCCAGCTCCGCGGCCGGCCGCGGGTGAGATAGTAGACGTGTCGGAAGACCACCTCGTCGCGCAGCCCACGATCGAGCACCCAGACAATGCCCGTTCCAGGATGAGTCAAGTCGCAAAGCAGCTCGCGGGTATAGACAGCCGCTTGGGCATCCTCGAGCAACTGCTCCGGGGTCTTCACCCAGTCCGAGCTACCGGTCGTCTTGTGGTCGACCACGGCCGGCAGGGGCCCGGTCAGGTCGTACAGGTCGACCCGGCCAACCAGTGGTACGACCTCAGTCGGAATTGCCCAACCTTTCGGGTTGCGGTCGAAGGGTTCACACATACCCGGCAACCCGACCCAACGCTCGATATTGGTCGGGTCGACGGGCGGCTGCGGCAAGTGCTTGCGCCCGGGGGCGAAGACTCGCATCGCCTCACCGTCGGCACCTTGTAGCAGCTCGCCTCGGCGGCGAGGGATCTCGAGTTCGCCACGGAGCCAGCGTTCGGCGATGTCGTGCACGCGTTTGCCCAGCTCAGCGGCCGGTTTCGGAGGCGGTCGCCGCCCGGCGATCTTCTCGTACCACCAGCGCCGCGGGCAGCGGCGGAACGAGTTGACTTGGCTCGGGCTGGCGTGCGTCCAGGGACGGGGTTCGTCGAGCTTCACTTTGTCACCTTCACAGTGCCGACAGCTTTGTGGAACTCTTCACGTATGAAGTCGTCGAGGATCACGTCGAGCAGATCAGCTTCGACTTCGTCAACCAGGGTGGTCTTGAGCCGCTCCTTGAGCTTGTCGATGTCAAGAACGTTGATAAGCGCGGCCTTGAGGCCGAGATCCAGCGTCTCGAAATCGAGCATGGGGAGACCATCGGTACTCCACAGTTCCTGGCCTTCGGGGTCTACGCGCTGAATGTCGACGCCGAGCGGGGTCTCGCAGTAGTCGCAGGGACGGTAGATCCGGATCGTGTAGACGGCGTCGTCGGGCCCGGGAAAGGCGGCGTCGGGGGCAAAGTCCATACAGCCACAGCTACCCATTGGCGATCTCCTTGACCGAGTGAACGTGGCGTGGTTCGTCGAGTTTCATACCCGGCACCGCCAATGATCCTCTGCGCCTTTCGGAACGTGATACATGCAATCAATGCACCACATTGATGTTGGGTACGAAGCACACGACTCACACGACGGTCGCTCGGGGTCTTCGCCCGCTTCGATTGCCCGGACAGTGTGTGCCCAAGCACCTCGACCATCGAACATACCAGCGGCCATGCTCGGCTTGTGGAGGACCAAAGGATCTCGCTCGAGCCAGACGAAGACCACTCTGGCTTGTGTCACTCGGCGGGCCATACCCGGTGTGCTCGACGCAAACCCCTCCCGCATACCGTCGGAAACCCCAAGGTCGAGGAAGAACCACGTCTCGTCGGCCGCCGGTCGCCAGGCGAAGCCCGCCTCGATACCCATGCGCCGCTCGGCCGGGTCGAGGTCGTCGAGCACACCGGGCAGCGTGTAGAGACCGTGGCTCGCGAAGGGGGCGCAACCTTGAAGGAGAGCGAAGCGCAGACAGCGCCTCAGGTAGGCCTCGTTGGCCTCGACGTCGCCCGCGTAGGGGCTCTCGATGATGATGCGCTTCACGATGCGTTTCCTGATGTTGACCGCCGCTTGAAGATGAAGACTCGTCGTTTCTCAAACAGACCACCAGTTGGGAGTTGGTTGACAATAACGAGTTCCCAGCCTTGTTTGCCAAGCTCGTTGAGCTCGTCTTCCAACCCTGCATCGATTGGCAGGCTGATCGTGTAGTACTCCCACATGTCACTTCCTCCGCATGAATCGCCGCGCGCGTTCGCGCTTGTTGACCGGCCGCTTCGGCGGCTTGGGTGCTGGTAGATCGAACGCCGCGCCGCGGTCGGTGAGTGCGGCGAGCCGAGGACCTCCCGGGTACAGGGGTTCTTGGATCTCGACGAGCCCGCGCCGCTCGAGGGCGGCCAGCTGTGTGTGTGGCAGGTCGGTCACCGGCCAGAGATCACCGGGCGCCGTCTGCAACTTGCGGAGCAGCTCACGTTGGGAGAGAGATAGAGCCTTCATTCGGGCACCTCGATTGGCTGCCATTCGACGATCGTCACCCGGATGGGCGGCGGACAGTTAAGCCGCTGCTCAACGAAGCCTGCCTCGCCGCCGCGAATGAGCAACGCGAACTCCCAGGTCGGAGCGTCGTCCGCATCTCGGACCTCGAGAGCACGTGCCTGCTCGACGCCCGGCATCATGGCGGCGGTCCGCTCAAGCTCAGCTCGCCAGTGGCCGAGCAAGGCTGTCTCGACCTTCTGGAGCACGGGCGACTTGAGTTCTTCGACAGTCACCTCACGCCCGAGTGCCCGCGACAGCATGCTTGCGCTGCGTTCACTCATTGCCTTCTTCCTCCTCGTCGCCTTCCAAGGCTGGCACAAAATCCGCACGCCTCGCCGCAAGCGGATTGTGTTCTTGCGCCTGGGAGCATCGGAGACAGTCCTCGAGCGTGCACAGACCACACTTGAGCGGCGAATCGCAGTCGCGAGGTCCGCCAGCGGGCGCCCACGCCGTCGCGTTCGGTGCATCCTCGGGATAGGTGCGGTTCATTTGGCCTGCCATTTGCTATGGCTGAAGCCTTCACCGCTCGCTTCAAGGCACGTTGCGCAAGGATCTTGCAAGCTGTCTACGTGTTGATACTTGCAGCTCGTACATTCACGGTGTGCCTCGAAACGCGGGGTGGCGGGAGTACCGTCTGCCAGCTGCTCGGCGAGCCACTCGGCGAGTTCTCGCTGCAAAGCAGCTGCTTTGCGGTGGTACTTCGCCTCGATCTCTTCCCAGGTAGCCATCGTCGTCCTCGTCGTCCTCGTCGTCCTCGTCGTCCTCGTCGACCTCGTCGTCCTCGTCGAGACCCATCTAGCGCAGAGCCGGCCGCGGCTGTCAAGGACTTGTACTAACTATTTTTCTATGGCTTCTAAGTGACCGAAATCATTAGACAAGTTGCTTGATAACCAAATGGAATACTACATCGCTTGTTGCAGTCGGCCTGATCAGCTGCTACAACCATCCCTAGAAGGAGGTCCCATGCGACGACGGAACGACAAGCTACGCGACGCCCGGACCCGGGCCGGGCTGACTCAAGCCGAGGTGGCGCAGGTGATCGGCAAGAGCCAGGTCCTGGTGTCCGCCTGGGAGATGGGTCGGGCCAACCCCAGCATCGACGATCTCACGTCGCTCGTCCGCCTGTACGAGGTCCGGGACGCGGCCGCGCTCGGGTACAAGTTCCGCGCCGCGGTCGAGCGCTGCGAGACTCCATCATGATGCGAGTCCGAATCGAGACGATCGATCCAGAGGAGCTGGTCATGGTCCCGGATGCACAAGAGGTCATCCTGGCTGTGCCAAATCCCGACTACTGCGCTCCGCCCTGTGCTCTGATTCGATCCAAGCCTGGCTGGCTTGGAGTCACGCTGCAACAGGGTCTCGACATGATCGTGCGGCGCGACGATGCGATCGCCTGGTCGTCGGCCGATTACGATCCGTACAGCATCGAAGCGGCGGCGCAGCTCGACGCCGTGCTCGACGGGCTGCGCCGGGAAGAGCTCGAGGCGATCGCCGAGGCGGCCAAGTGCGACCCGCAGACCCTTCGCCAGCTGATCGAGCTGAGTAGACGATGAGCGGCGCAGACGTGATCGACATCGAGGACGCGCGCCGCGTGTGGATGGCCGGGCTCGGAGTATGCGGGACGTGCGGAACGGTCTGGGGCGCCGTGACGCACGTTGACCGCCAACATGCCACCGAGTGCCCGGTCTGTGGCGAGTTCACCGGCGCCTTCGTGCCCGATTCCGCACTGCGACTCGAGGAGCTCAACGTGTGGGTCGACGAGGAGCCAAGTCGAGCCTACCGCGGCCGTGATTCGACATAGTTATATAGACATGAGGAAAGATTATGTCGCTTTTGCCAACTAGGTATGAGAATAAGTAATGACTCTCGTCCAAGCGTGGCCTGACCGATACGTCACGGGCTGGGAAGGCGGAGACGCCAGCTCGCTCGCCGGGCTGACCGAGAACCCGCAGCTCGAGCTCGACGAGGCGCTCCGGTTGGACAACGAGACCGACGCGCACGTCGTGCCCTACGTCCTCTGTCTGGCTGGCGAACCGCTGCCGACCGCGCCACGGGTCAACAAGGCAGCGCTCGAGTCGCTCGATGAGCTGGGGTTATCGCTCCGGTTCGGCTGCGCCTTGGTCGACGTCGACGCACCCAAGGGGATCGAGGCGGCTGGGGAGGCGGCAGTCGCCGAATGGTACGTCGGTCAGGTCGAGGAGCTCGCCGAGCTCGACCCGAGCCCGTGCTGGCGCTACCGCACCCGCGGTGGATACCGGCTGGCCTGGGAGCTGTCCGAGCCCGTCACCGACCCGGCCGCGTTCGAGCGGATTGGAGCGGCGCTCCGAGCCCGGATTCGGGAGCAGACAGCACAAGCCGTCGAGCCGGACGATCTCAAGGACTGGGGCCGCTGCTACCGGCTGCCAGGTGTGGTCCGCGACGGCGAACGACAAGAGTACCCGCTCGAGGAACTCGAGGGGATGCCTCTCGATGTCGAGCAGCTGCTCGAGGCTGGCCGAGCTGGTCGGTTCGCCGGGTTCAGGTCCGCTCGAGCGCCGAAGCAAAGGTTGCCCGACACGATCCCAAACCACACGCGCAACACAACGCTCTACTCGACAGCTGGGAGCTTGCGACGCGCCGGGTTAGCCGAGGGTGAGATCCTCGCTGCACTCCAGGCAGTCAATGAGCGCTGCGACCCCCCGCTCGAGGCCGATGAGCTGGCAACCATCGCCCGCAAGGCGGCCAAGTACGACCATCCGGACCTCGCCGAGCGGGCGCAGCCCGAGCGCCGGGCGGCTCGCAACGTCCCCGACCCATACTCCGGCGACCGGTTGCGACTGGGTAGCGAGGTCGAGCTCGCCGACGTCGTGCTCGCCCAGTTGGAGAACGGCGAGTCCGGGCTGGTGTTCGACCGCGGGACGCTGTGGCGCTACGCAGCCCCGATCTGGTCTGGCGTCCGGCCGGCCGAGGTCAAGGTCGCAGTCGCCGACCTCGACGGCGCACTCGTCGGCGAAAAGAAACCCCGATACCTGCGGGTCAAGTCCGCCACCTGCAACGGTGTCCTGCAGCTGGTCGAGGCGATGCGGGACCGGCAAGGGTGGTTCGATCGCCGGCCACCTGGCGTCGCCTTCGCCAACGGAGTCGCAGTCGTCGGGCCCGGAAGCATCGAGCTGGTGCCCCACTCCCCCGACTACCGGCTGTTGCACGTGCTTCCCGTCGACTACGATCCGGGCGCCCAGTGCCCGCGGTTCGACCGCCTACTAGCCGACTCGTTCGCAGGCTGTCCGGACGCCGAGGCACGCATCCGACTGCTCGGGCAGTATGTCGGCGCGTGCCTCGTCGGCCGGGCGACGCGCTACCAGCGGGCGCTGTTGCTACACGGTGAGGGAGCGAACGGCAAGTCGACCTTCCTCGGTGCGATCTCGGCCCTGGTGCCGGAGGGGGCCCGGGCGGCGGTCCCGCCTCAGCTGCTCGGAGAGATGGTGTACAGGGCCGAGCTGGCGGACGCGCTGATCAACGTGGTGACCGAGGTCCCCGAGTCAGACATCGTAGCCGGCGAGGCCTACAAGGCCTTCATTGACGGTTCCGAACTCATGGCCAGGCGGCTCTACCAGGCTCCCTTCAAGTTCCACCCCATCTGTGGTCACCTCTGGGCATGCAACACGCTGCCCGGTGTTCGGGACTTCTCCTGGGGCTTCTGGCGGCGCTGGCTTGCCATCAGCTGGCCGAATGTCGTTCCCGAAGAGGAACAGGACGAGGACCTCGAGCGCCGGATAGTCGGCGAGGAGCTGGCAGGTGTCGCCCGTTGGGCACTCGACGGCGCCGCTGAGCTGCTCGCCCGTGGTCGGTACGACGTACCCGAGTCGAGCGCCGAGACGCTCGAGAGGTGGCGCAGACAGGCCGATCAAGTGGCTGCGTACGTCGACGACGAGCTCGACACAGCCGGCGACGAAACGACCCCGGCCGGACGGGTCTACGATAACTATAAGTTATGGGCCCACCGAAATGGGCACCGCGCGATCAGCTCGAGAAAATTTGGAGAGCGACTTGGGCGGTTAGGTATTAAACGAGCGTCAAGAGCAAGGAGCGGAAAACGGTGGTTTGTCGCAATTCGGCGTCAAAAACGCGGAAACCCCCGCCACAATTGAGGAAGTGCACGATGTGCATAGAGTTTTGGCAAGTTAGGTGTGCACAGTCGGATCCTAAATGTGCACCATTTTAGCCGGCGGGATCATTGAGGAAGTGCATAGTGTGTAGGAAGTGCATAGTTAAGTCGCGCATGACGCGCGGCCGCGCGCGTGTATATATACGCGCGCGTGCGTCATGCGTAGTGAGATGGTGCACACTGTGCACCGCCGTTTTTCGGCAACGATTTCAAGTGGATAAGGTCGGTATAACCGAACTGCAACTGTGCACAACTGTGCACTTGTCGAGTTGTTTCAAGGAGTTAAGTGAAAATGTCGCAAGATGAAACATACATCGATCGACGACTTCGGACGGATCCGGCTCTGCGTCGGCCGGAGCAGACACTGCCAACAGGGGTTGTGCTCGGGCGCCGTCCGAAGCCGATGCCCAAGACGGGGCCGAGCGAGGCCTCGGAGCACGAACGGCTTGCGGCGGCGCTGCGGCGAGCAGGGATCTGTTTCTTACACGCCCCCATGGGCGGGGCTCGAGGTAGACGCAGTGGGGCGGCCGCGGCGCGGATGGGCGCAAGTAAGGGGTTCCCTGACTTCCTGATCTTCGACATTCCGCCGCAGCGCGTCTTGCTCGAGTGGGGTTTCTCGGACTGCGTCGGCTTGGCCTTGGAGATCAAGCGCCCTGTGAGGGGGTCGAGACCGACGAAGGACCAGCTCGAGTGGCTCGCCAAGCTCGCCAAGCGGGGCTGGCTTGTCCGGGTAGACTGGGGTGCTGACGAGGCACTTCGAGCGCTCCAAGCGCTGGGGTACGGTGTATGAAGACGATCTGGTATCGGCTGTCGGGATGGTCTCAACAGACGTTCGGAAGCGACGAGGAACGAAGTCACAAGGGACCGCTGAGGCATCTTCGTCGAGAGGTCGAGGAGGCGATCGAGGTCGAGGACTCGCCGGACTTGCTCGAGGAGCTCGTTGATTGCTTGTTGCTTGTCTTCGATGCTGCGCGGCGGTCTGGGCATACTTGGGCAGACCTGGAGCAAGCCTGCCACGACAAGCTCACCAAGAACGCGCAGCGACAGTACGGTCCGCCGGATGATGAAGGGGTCTCGGAGCATGTTCGAGTCCGCGTGTTGGAGCTGCGGCAGACCACGCCGCGTTCGCCGACGCAGCTCGGAGCTGCGGTGCCGGAGGTCCAATGGCCGAAGAAGAGCGAATAGCGGGCGCGGTTGGCAGACCTGCTCTGCTGGGCGAGCTTCATCGCTCCAGCCGGATGAACGGTTCAACGCATCTTTCGATCGCGCGACGAGCCAGCAACCATGCGGGTCCGAGCGTCCTCGAGCTGCTCCGAGTACTTGGCTACCGGACGCTCGAGATCCGCCCTGGGGTCGTCGACGGCCGGGCTGTCTGGACGGCCACTGTTCGGAGTGTGCGGCGTGTGGTCCGGACGTCGCACTGCGAGGACCTGGGCGAGCTCCTCCTCGGCGTGCTCGACTGGGCCGAGGCCGGATGCGAGAAAGTGGGAACATCCTCCACATAGGTATGACATGGATGTCATACCGGAGGAAGTAGGCGGGATGCGGACTTGGCGTAATACGGGGGTTTAGGTATGACACGAATGTCATACTTGACGGACTCAGACCTAGGTATGACGCGGGTTGAATACTTGGCATGGGACGTGCATCTAGAACAAGCACGGCGCATGGAGCGCCGGGTGCGTAGCGCACGAAGCGCCGGAGGAGCAACGACGATGAACGCGAAGCAGCTCAAGAAGGACCTGGAACAAGCACAAGCGCGGGCGAGCGTGCGACTGCTGGCCGAAGGCGACGTCGACAACTTCTGCGCCGACGTGCGGCGCGCACGGCGTTTCGCCCGCCGTCACGGACTCGACCCGAAGGGCATCGAGGTCACCTATCACGGTGGTGCGGTCCCGAACTCGTACTCACACGCCGGCGAAGCGACCTTCTTGCGGTACGCCGACGGCAAGGCGACTGTGTGTCGCGACTACGCGATCCGGCGTTCATACGGCCGCGCCGAGCAGATCGTCGTGCGCGTTTACGTCGGGTCCGTCAAGAACCACCCGGAGTTGCGCAAGGCGCGCTCGGCGACGCGGTTTCACGGCGGCTACGCGTACTTGTCGTAGCATGTCCTTTCTCCTCCTGCTTATACAGGCCTTGGTGACATCCCGCTCGCCACGGCGCTTCGAGCGCATCGCACGGCGTTTGAGGCCTGCACCGCAGATTGAGACAACGCGATGCAGTCAGAAGCGGGACCAACTGTGGGTGAAAGCCCTCCCGCGATCACACTGCACTAGCGCGCGGGTGGCGCCCGCGCAGACCAGGCCGCCGGAGTGCGATCCGGCGGCCGCTGCTGGCACGCAATGTGCATTATGGAACACTAGCTGGATAGGCACATGAAACCGCAACCCTTCGTTCGCTGGCTCGGTGGCAAGCGCCGCCTAGCCGGCCGAGTCCTCGACCTGCTCGGGCAGCCCGAGCCGGGCGGGCGCTTCTTCGAGCCCTTCCTCGGCGGCGGGGCGGTCTTCTTCGCGCTCCGGGCCGCTCGCTACGACGGTCCGGCGCTGCTCTCGGACGTCAACACCGACCTCGTCGTGCTCTACCGAGTCGTCCGCGACCAGCTCGATGACCTACTCGAGGCGCTGGCTGGTTGGCCACGAGACAAGGCCGTCTACTATGCGCTGCGCGCTGTCGACCCTGAGTACCTCGGCGACGTCGACCGGGCGGCCAGGGCCTACTACCTCAATCGCTGCGCGGTGAACGGGATCTGGCGCGTCAACCAGAAGGGGCGGTACAACGTGCCCTACGCCAAGCTCAAAGGCCCGCTCGTCGACGAGGCACGCCTGCGAGCTGCGTCGACGGCGCTTCAGGGTGCAGTGATTGGTCCCGCCAACGTGATAGGAGACATCAATCCATTCGTCGAATGGAACGCTGGCGAGGGCGATCGAGTCTTCCTCGACCCGCCGTACCTCGGGACGTTCACGGGCTACTCTTCGGGTGGCTGGACGGTCGAGGACTCGCAGCGCCTCGAGCGACGCGCCCAGGCGTGCGTTGACCGTGGCGCGCGTGTGGTCGCCACCCTGCCCGACTGCGAGGAGGAGTGCGAGACCTGGAAGCACTGGAAGCTGCTCGAGACGAGCGAGGCCCGGAGCGTGGCGGCTGACGGGAAGCGCCGCGGCAAGGTCCCGTGCATGATGGCGGTCGACCTCGAGACGTGGGACTGGTACACGCAGAAGCCAGACCAGTGCCGCATGTGGTTGTCGCTTGGGACCGAGGCGAAGCCCGACCGCAACGAGCGGCTCGCGGCCGCCATCGAGCAGGCAGGGACCAACCAGACCCAGCTCGCAGCGGCCGTCGGCGTGACGCAGAGCCAGGTCAATCGGTGGGTCGCCGGCACGCTCAATCCGACGTACGAGCAACTCAAGCTGGCGATACGTGCACTCGTTCCGGACCTGGCCGCTCGAGAGTCGATGGGAACTGCGGCGTTCGGATACCGGGTCGAGCATCGGCCGATAGTGCGTCGACTTGAGGATTGAGCGAGGCCCGTTAAGCTACTATACTATGGCCATGGCCAAGCGGAAGTCAAAGCCGAAGCCTGCGCCCGCCTCGATCGACGGCCCGCTCGTCGCGCCGCCCGAGACGCTCGAGGAGCTCCGATTGCGTGGTGCGAGTCGGAGCGAGATCAAGGCCGCTCGCCGGGCCGCTGTCCGGGGCATGATCGCATCCGGGAAGCGAATCAACGAGATCTACTCCCGGGTCAAGCGAGACTGGGAGATCAACGCGGTGACGGTCCGGAAGGACCTTCGGGAGATCGGGCAAGAGGTCCAGCGCCAGCTGCGCAACGAAGGCGTGCTCGAGGCCGAGCGCGGCGAGGTGCTCGACCGACTCCGACTCCGGGCCCAGCAGACCGACGACCTCCGGACCGCTCAGCGTGCTGACGAGACACTCTACCGAATCCTCGAGGGGAGCCTCTCGAACTTCAGGCTCAACCAGCTGGGGCTGCAGGTCGATGCGCACAAGGCCCGGCTCGCCGAGCTCGAGGAGCAGGAACGAGCGGCGCGGACGCGGCTTGCCGAGGCGAAGGCGGAGTTGGCTACAGCGCAGAAGGATCACGTCGTGGCGCCGCTCGTTGTCATCGTCCGCGACCTGGCGGGCGACATCGACCCGGACGACTTCGAGGCCAGTCCGACGGTGAAGGCATGATCATGCATTGGCCCTGTTCTGGACGTTGCCCAGGCTGCAAAGGCACTGGAGAGATAGGGGAGCATCCGTGTCTTGGGTGCGACGGCGCTGGCTACTTGTGCGGCCCTTGTAGAAAGCCGTTGGCTGATAGGACCTGTGACGAAGCGCCGGCGACAGCCGAAGCGATTGAGTGGCGTCCTGAATGAGCGCTGCGACCGCCGAAGAGCTATACGCCTACCCCGAGATCGAGCCCGACGACCTCGAGGACGCACCGACGTACGAGTTTACGGACTATGTTCCCTTCCGGCAACAGCGCGTTTTTCACGCGCTCCGAAGCCGGCTCGGCTACCGCATGCGGGCTGTCAAGTCGGGCCGGCGGGCAGGCAAGACCCGGTCCGCGGCTGCTGACACGTACAGCTCGACGCTCCTCGACTATCGCGACCGCCGAGCAGGTCATGGGCGGTATGCGCACTTCGGCCCCGCCGAATGGCGGGGCTGGAAGGGAAGCGACCCGGAGCCGCTGCTGCACTATTGGGTGGTCGCACCGACGTACGAGCTCCTCGGCGAGCCAGCCCGCTACCTCCAAGCGGCATACGGCCGGGAGGCCGAGGGCGGACTAATCCAGGATCAAGACCGCACCCGCGGCGTGTGGAGGCTGCGAGGAGGGATCCGGATCGACTTCCGGAGCGCCGAACGACCTACGCTCCTCGTCTCTCGCGGTCTCGACGGAGTCTGGGGCGACGAGGTCGCCCGATGGAAGGCCGATGTGTGGCAAGAGCACATCAGGCCGGCGCTCGCTGATCGGCGCGCCTGGGGTACGTTCACAACGACCCCACTCGGCCGCAACTGGTTCTGGCGCGAGCTGTGGGTTCCGGGCGATCCAGTCGAGGCCGAGATCGCTCGCGAGATGGACGAGGACGTCGAGCTAGATCCGGAGTACGCTTGCGTCCAATGGCATACGGCGGACAACACGGCGGTCCCCGGGCTCGCCGACGAGGTTGAGGTGGCCAGCCGCCAAATGCCCCGGGCGCTCGTCCGGCGCAGTTTCTTCGCCGACTTCGATGCGTTCATCGGCCAGGTGTTCGACCTTCATCGCGACACGCACCTCAGTCGCACTCGCTGGTTACCGAGCGCCTTCGACCTCGGGATCGTGGCGGGATATGACCATGGGTGGAATCATCCAGGCGTGCTGATTGTCTGGGGCGCGCGGACGGCGAAGCCGCACTTCGTCGAGCTCGAGACCGTGAGCCGCCGCAGGCGCCCAGTCACGTCGAGCGAAGGGGACGACTGGCGAGCAGAAGGGAAGCGGATTCGCCGGACGTATGGGCCGATCACGGTCTTTGTACCGGCCGACGCCAAGGAGGCGGAGAACGCGTTTCGCGAAGCCGGTCTGCAGGTTCGCCGGGCCTACCAGGATCGCGTCGCCGGCGTGCAATGGTGGCAGCAAGTCCTACACGATGGCTCGGCGGTGTTCACCAGCGCCGCGACGCTCGCCCGGTGGTCGGCACTCAAGCACCCGGAGGGCTATGGGGCGGGATCCGAGCTGTGGGTCAAGGAGAACGACGACGAGTTCGACGCCGGCCGTTACGCTCTAACCCCTTGGATCCGCGGAGCTAGACTGCCCGGACGTCGCAATGTACGCTTGATTCACGACGTGCTCGCGAGGTGATCCCGTGACGACAAACCGCGCCGATTCCGACTTTCAGCAACTCTCGGCGCTTCGTGGCCTGGACGAGCGACAACGCCGTATGCTCGACTTGCGAGCTGCGCACGCGGGGACGCGCTACTCACACGTAGTGGTCGAAGGGCAGCAGATCCCGGCCCTCCCATGGGACAAGGACACGACGGAGCAAGGCACCCGGATCCCGGCCAGTCGCCGCCGACCGCTCGTGCAGCTTGGCGTGCCAGGCGACATCGTCGACCGGATTGTCGACCTCGCCGTCGGACAAGGGCGCTTTCCGGCCATCGAGGTCGAGGGCGACGACGCGGGCCGGTTGCGGGAGGTCGCGCTTGGTGACGATGATCTCGAGCTCGCCTACCACGCACCCGACCAACTCGAAGATCTCACGCTCGTTGGCTCCGCGCTGCTCGGGTTCTCTCGGCAAGAGCCCGAGGGCGGTGTCGTGCGATGGGAGTCGGTACGGATCCGGACGGAGTGGGCCGAGCCTGTGTTCGTCGGCGGCCGCTATTCCGACCGCGCCCGCCAGCTGGCCGCGGAGCTCGCCGAGGTGCCGGGGTCCGGGGTGGTCGCCGACCCCGACGACGGCCTGCCGGTGTTCGCTCTGCCGGTCGGAGCACGGTCCGACGACGTCGCGTTCGTGTGCCACCAATGGCCAGTAGCCGAGGAGGTGGCGCACGAGACGTCGGCCGCCACCCGAGACCGGGTCACGTGGTACCGTCGAGACTACACCTCGACGGCGATCATCGACTACGAGCCCGTCTCGGTACACCGAAGCGATCAGCGTGCGCCCGTGTTCGTACCGCGCCCGGTCGAGCCGCACAACTGGGGCGTGGTTCCGCTGGTGTGGATCAAGGCGCGTGGCGCGGCGGCCAGCGAGACCGAAGGGCGTTCGATCCTGACGCCGCCAGTCCTCGACCTGACAGCGGCGGCGGACAGAAGCAAGTCGTTTGAGACACAAGCTTCTTGGACATCGGGCGCGCCCGTGCTCATCGAACGCGACGTGACGGACTCGGAGCGAGACGCACTAATGCTCGACCCGACCGCGGCCGATGATGCCGACGTCGTGGTGGTCGGACCCAAGTCGGTGATTCGGTACAACAGCGTCGGCGATCGAGACGGCGAGGTGTTTCTCCTTGAGCCGAACGCGGCCGGGATCGAGGCTCTCCGCGGCAACGTAGAGACGCTTGTCGATCACGCGTACGAGACCGGCCGCGTGGTGCGCCACGACCCTGAGAAGCTGGGAGGTGCGCTCTCCGGGCTCGCGGTCGAGCGGCTCAACGAGCCATCCATGGCGCAGGCCGAGAGCTACCGGGCGATCCTGGGCCGGGCGTGGCGGATCTTGCTCAACAAGTTGGCAGTGGCGATGGACTTCGAGGGCGAGCCGGGCGTCGATGCAGAGGCGTTCGAGATCACGCTTCGCTGGCCGCGGATCTTCCGGCTCACAGCCCAGGATATCACGGTGTGGGTCACGGCGCTGTCGGGCGGAGTCGCCGCCGGGTTGCTCTTGCGCGAGACGGCAATCAAGCTGCTCGCCTCGATCCTCGAAGTCGAGGATGCCGAAGCTGAGGCCGAGCAGCTGCTCATCGAGCGCGGGTTGGCTCCGTTCTCCGGGCCGAGGATCGAGCAGCCGGCCGAGGAAGAATAGCCCGTGGCCGGCGTCGCCGATCTCGAGCGCTCGGTCCAGGCAACACGGACCCGGCTGCGCGAGCTGCAGCCGGCTCACGTCGAGCGCATCTTGCGGATCTCGCGCACCGCGCAGCGCGAACTCGAGGACCGATTGCGCGCGCTCGCGCCTGGTCAGTTCACGACTCAGCGAGTCCGCGCTGTACTCGCCCAGGTCAACGTGGTCGTCGACGACCTCGGACGAGAACTGGGCGACGACCTCGGAGGCGTCGTCGAGGCTATCGGTCGGGAGGCCGCACCGATCGCAGACTCTGAGCTACTCGCCCAGTTCACGACATGGGCCGAAGACCATCCGAGCGCGGCGCGGGCGGCGATTCGACTCGAGGCCGCAGAAGGCGTGATCCGCCCTGGACTCCTCGAACACTTCGAGCAGAGCCGCTTGCGCTACGGCGATGCGGCGATCTCGGAAATGCGCGATTCGCTCGCCTTGAGCTATCTCAGCGACGAGACGACGATCCAGGCAGCCAACAGGCTTGCAGACACGATCGCGATCGAGGACTGGCGGGCCGAGCGCATCGTTCGGACGGAGCAGAGCAACGCCTACCACGTGCAATGGCTCGAAGAGGCGCAAGCCGACCTGGGGCCGGATGCGGACGACTGGCGAAAGCAGCTGGTCGCAACGTTCGATCCGCGGACGGGGGACGACTCCAAGTTCGTCGACGGTCAAGAGCGCCCGCTCGATGGAGAGTTCGAGGACAACAAGGGGAGGCGCTACCGACAGCCGCCGAATCGGCCGAACGACCGCGAGACAGTGATCCTGGTACCAGCCGCTTGACACGCAGGTATGCGGATAGTAGCTTACCACTGTGGACGAGCTACTCGAGCTGATCAAGACCGCATTGGGCGACGCCTGGTCCGAGGATCTGGCGACGTCGCTCGGTGAAGCGCTGACCCCTGCCGTCGATGCGCGGATCGCGCGCGAGACCGACAAGCTCCGAGCCGAAGCGCTCGAGGCCAAGAAGCAAGCCAAGTCCGCGGCGGCGGGGCTGGCGAAGGTCTCCAAGGAGCTCGAAGCAGCCGGGAAGACGGAGAACGAGGCGCTCCTCGAGG